TTGGTATCATGGTTGTTTATAAGATCTTGCCACTTTTGAATTCTTCCCCAAAGATTATTTGTTCCAGTATCATCCCACGCCGTGAAAGACCATGTGCCGTAATCTTTTTCACCGGGATAATGAAATTTTCTACCAAAATAATCATAGCTTATAGTCTTAGAAGCTGCATTAGGTACTGTAGCTGCCCTTACATGATAATCCGTAAATTTTCCACCTGTGGGGAAACTACCGAGTATTTTAAATCGGTTAGATCTTGATCCTCCAAAGAAATTTGTTTTAAAATCTATAAGCATAGTTTAGCTATTGAAGTTGTCTTGAATTCTAAGATAATCAAAAGTAAGTGTTGCACTAAAACCAACAAAGCCAACTTCACCCATATTAAGATTAATTTCTCCGACAACTGATGGCCAGCATTTATAAAGAGTAATTGTTTTTATTGGATTTCCATTTAAATCCAATTGTTTTATTTGCCAAGTTGTTTGAAGAGTTTTATAGGAATAATCATTTCTAATAACTTTATGGGTATAATGGCCGTCCATTTGCTCCGACCAAGTGTGTAATGCTTTCCATATATTTTTGGTATTATTATCGTCATAAATGCCTATAGCCCAGGTACTATAAATTCTATCACCAGCATATGTTATCATTCTTCCACGGTATGGAACAGATATTGTATTGATCTGTGTAGCAGGCAAAGATGCGGATACCATTTTAAATGCCGCATCATTTTTATCAATACTAATTCCATTTGGCCACCTTGGCATCACTACGAATCTATTGGCACGTGTTCCACCGTTAAAACCATCTTTAAAATTAATTATTGAATTTTTTGATGGCATTATTGTGTTAGGGTTATGTCGATTATGAAGCTATCAATGCTGAGAATTGGCTTGATTATTACTTGAATTGTCAAGTTTGATGAATTATCAGTATTATTCGACGCGTCGCATATAATTTGAGTCTTTGTGCTATCAATATATGGAGTAAATGGATCTATTGCATTATCTATTTCAGATGTTATTAGTGAACGGGTTGCGGCATTATTTACATCAAATAGATATTTCAATGCAATGTCATTAATAGCTTGTGCTAAAGCGGAACGAAGTCTTGATGGGCCTATTCTTTCGTCAGAAGATACTACACCAGAATTGTTTGCAGTAGCTCCAACAACATCTGATCCTAAAAATTTAGGATTAAAATTTACAAAGAAATTGACTCTATTATTTCTTAAAACTGTTTTTAAATTATCAAACCAATCAATAGAATTTGATACATTTCCATTTAATACAGTTGCTCTATCTATACCAGCTACAGTCAAATACTCTTCATTTCGATTTAAAGCTCTGGTAAAAAATCCACCTACATCAGAAACTGCTGGCAAGGTATATGTAATTTTGCTAGTGCTTAATAACGAAGTTGTATCTAGATCTGTTACAGTTTTTAAACCACAAACATTGAATATTCTATTGGCAACTTGTGTTCCAGTGACGTAAGCAGATGATCCAAATAAAATTGCATAATTTGCCATAGTAAATCCAGCTCCAGTAGTTCCAGTACTATCAGCAATACTTGGAAATATACCTACAGTATATGGTTGATCTATGAGCCATTGGCATAATGTGGTTCCTGCTTGTTGACCAATTACTGCATCAAAATAATTTTGTTCATCTATAATATATTGGTCCAATCCAGCTGCAGATCCAGACAAAACCAAAGAACCACCATAAGCCATATAATTTATGGCAAACAACATATCTTTACCAGCAGCCAATGGCGTTAGACGAACAGAGTTATTTTGTACTCCGGCAGTTTGAAAAAATCCAAATGTTCCACCTGCACCAGGATCAGATACCAAACATGCTGTGACTCCACCCAATGGATTTAAATCTCCGATAAAATCTTGTGGTGTAGTATAAACAATATATTTGTCTAGAGTTGTACCTTTTGCAGGGGTTCCAGATCCAGTATTTCCCCATGTTCTGGACCTTGAATATATAAGCCATCCAAACAATCCACCGGGATCATTGCCAGCAGCCCCAGAAAGACCATTAAATGTAAAACCACTGTTATATGTATTTCCGACTATCATACCGGCTACTAGGGTATTAGTAGTGCTTTCTGTCGAATATTGATTAGAGCTTATAAAGGAGCTGAGTGATGGCATTTAATTTCCTTTTTCTGTCAAAATATTTAGCATTCTTACGAAGGATACCAAACAACACCATCCTCTGCAAATTCTCCTTCATCATTTTCATTATTTTGATTTGGTGCAAATAAAACGTTATCGTCTTCCGGTTTTATAGCTTCTTCGTAGTTGAATTTTGATTGTTCTATAAGATCTGCAAAATATTCTTGTCTAGTTAACCAAGCAAAAAATACTAAAGTCATTACCAAATCATCATTTTGACCGTCTTCGGCCTTATATGTATTTGATTTAGAAACAAATGACATCAATTCTGTTATAATTCTATCATCATTTAACAAAATTTTATTTTCTTCTACTAACCGTTTTAAAATAGCGCAACCTATTTTTTTAGTTTGAGCAGTTGTTCTTATGCCCATTTCATTTGTGCCAATACCACCAAATCCCTGAGATAAAACTTGACCTTTTCTTCCCATAATTTTTGTCATCAATACATTTTCATATTCTAGATCAGAATGAAGAATATTAGAAACTTGACCACCAAGATCATTTGTTTCAATTAATACATAGGCATTATTATATGCTTTGGCTACGTTTTGTATGATTGTTGGAAAATTAAAAGGACTTATAGTATTATTTCTATAGGAGCATACCACTTTATATGGGGCAGATGATCCTTCTATTACCGTAAAGGCAGAATAATCAGATCCTTGACCTCTAGAAACATCTGCTTGTAAAAAATAAATTTTGTCCTGTTGAGGAGTTTCATATACACGATGACCTTCTGCATTTTCCGATATTGGCTCTTCTGGAGCCAATATATTTAATTTGGTAGATGAAATAAGAGTATTGGAAGACCCTAAAAAACTACATCCATATTCTTGTTCAAATTGTTCTGGACTTGTATTGGCTATTTGTTCTTCTGCCCACACATCATCTCTTTTAGGTCCACCGGGAGTAATTGGAACATCTCTCCAGCTTACTTCTACTGGAATAAACCTGTTTTTTAATTTATGTCCTTCTTGTCTGTTTGCATCAACCCAAAGTTTATGAAAATGATTCATTCCATTTGGCGTTGAAACAATAATGAGTTTGGTTGTTAAACCCGCCGAAATGGTTGGATAGGTAGACGAATAAAATTCTTCTGCAATATGTGATGGCAAGAAGGCATATTCGTCCAGCAAAAGTAAGTTATAAGAGCCACCACGGATTGCTGAAGACGATGTTGCATCGCATACGACTCTAGACCCGTTTTCCAGTTTAAAGCTCGTCTTATTCCATTCTATTACGCCTTGCTGGAGAAATTGTGGAAGATTTTCATAAGCCAGCTGAAGTTTGGCAAATAATTCGTCTTTGGCGGTTTTTAATTTGTTTGCCAAAATAGCTACGTTAACACTTTGGTTAAATGTAACATAATGACAAATATAACCAATAACCGATGTCGATTTACCAGATTGGCGAGGCCATTTAGAAATAACGAATCTATTTTTATGTATTTCCCTGACGAATTTTTCTTGATAATCGTATAATTTAAAAGGCATTACACCCTTATCAAGTGTTTTTACTTTTACATATTTACTGCAAAAATATACTGGATCATTTGCACATTTAACATATTCTTCCAGTTGTTCTTTTGTGTAAGGTATTTCAACGCCAGGAGGTTTTAGCTTTGGGTTGTTTCTGTAACCTTGATTATTATTGTTTTGACTCACTATCAATTACCTCTGCATCAATCACTTTGTCCGTACTTCTATCTTTATTTAATAGATTCTGCAGATCTTTGGTTGAACCAACAAAAACAGAATTGTTTGTTTGCGTAACTTTTGTCGTAGTAGATGAAGTTGTATCTTTTGCTTTTTTGTGAACATCTAAAACATTGTTGTTAAGGTCAGCCATGGTTTTTAATAAAATGGCTACCACTTCAAATGCTCTGGGTGAATCCGATTCCGTGGCAACTTTTAATGCAGCTTCAAGTGCTACATTACCATTACCAATCAAATCTTTTAGATTTGATTGTACGGTCGCATAATCTTTTTGAAAAGAAGAAGAGTCAAATGTTCCACCAGAAATTACTTTATCTTTTGGTGTTTCCGCAACTTCATTTAAATTAAATAACTTTGATAAATTTTTATTCATATACTCAATCTATTATTACAATATTTGATCCTGTAATTCCTGTAACAGATTTTATTTCACCAAATATCCACGACTTGGCCAAAAACTGAAATGATGCTATATTCAGCCTACGGCTTGATAAATCACCTTCGTATTTTTCAGTCAAATTATTACTTACCATTATAATTGGTATCTGTAAATTTGTCTGTGCCGCATTCATATTTAAAGTGATTATATGTTCGGGAACAAAGAATGGCATTATTTGTTCTATAATCTGTAACATGTCATCCGTGTGTCTTGTGTAAACATATAAATTAAAAGATACATTCACTGGTATTTGGCTTGATATAGCACTTCCTACTGGTCCGCATGGTGGAGCTCCAACATTATTGGGCTGTACTTTTCTGCCCAATCGTCTAGACGCATCCGATACAATACTATTCATTGAAAAACTTATAATAGGAAGTTGTGTTTCAATACGAGTTCCTGGTGTAATGGAAGAAGGCTGCAATAGTCTTTGAATAAACTTTTCTTGAGGTGCATAATGAATAGGCACTCTTATATTCTGTGCGTTTGATGTATCTGGGTCAATATGAGCAACTTCTATATTACTGAATAATGATCCAAAACCAACTACTAGTTTTCTTAAATTTTCATTGTAAAAATAACCAAACATTTTTATGAACCTCCTGTGCAACCAGCTTCATTAAATGGATCATTGGGATTAAATCCATATGAATTGCCTTCTGTCTGCAATTGATCATTAACTCCCAATGTTGTGCCCAGATTATTTGCAATTGGTATAATTACGGATCCAGACAATCCCGCTGTAGTTGATGTGTATGGAGAATTGATATCCTTATTCAAAGTTTGAATCTTTTCATAGCTGTATGTGAAGAGTTCAGCAGTTATCTGATAAGAATAAAGCTTACCTAAAGGATAAAGTGGATTTTCATGTTCGACAAAATTAATTTCAAATAATGATTTGGATAAAGGAAAATAAATTAAATCTCCTTCTCTTGGTCTTGTTATAGTTTTATCAATGGCCGTAACTTCATCTCTAAATCTGCGTCTAGCCATTAATAAAGAAATTTTGTCTTTAATCTCTAATCCAAATTGAGTAATAACATCAGTACCATCAAATCCTTTATAGGATTGTATGTACATTTCTATTGTATAGATCTTTTCGAAAGAAGAAGATGGATCTTCACCAAATATTTTATCAATGTTAAAATATTTTCTAGGAACATAAAAACAATCCTGACCCACTCCTTGGATTAATTCTACCGTCAAATCTTCGATTAAACGTTGTTCTGTTACAACAGAAGTGGTATTGATGTATGGGTTTGTTGCCATGTTATCCGATCATTGGATCAACTGGAAGCTCTTGAGTCTTCAACAGCATTTGTTCTATTACTTCTAATTCTTTTACGGCATCTTGCATTATTGCTGCAGCATTTAGTGACGCACCACCGGGCAATGGCATTCCTGTAAACTTTATTAAGTTTTGTGCCCATTGTTTTTTAAGTAATGCCGTATAATGTCTTTGGAAGATGCGATCATCCCACGCCTTTACATAATAATCTGGATTAACTTGAACATATGCTTCAACCATAAGAAAATTTATATTGTCCATTCTAGAATCTTTTACTTCTAAAAATAATCTATTTGTTGTTTTTGTATATGTAAATGATACAGGATAATTAAACACATCATTTATTAAACTAAGGTACTGCATACTTTCCATATATGAAGCCATTGGTCCTTGTGATAGACCACCTTGGTTAAAATATAAACCAAAGAAATCAAATAGTGTCATTTGATATCTCAGATCAAACATATAATCTCCAACCGTACTATTTGGGCTGTAAACCTGACTAATGGTTCGAATGTCAGACGCAGCTGGCCAATATGCTGTGCTTCCGCTTGCACTTGAAGTTACACCTTGAGCACCAACAGCATAACCAAATTTTGTTACATCAAAATATTTGCCAGTTATATTATCTTGTGTAATCGGAACAACAAACTGTGCACGTTGATTAAAGTCAAAATGACGTTCATGCATATACTCCAAAGATTCATCTAAACGATCTTCAGCTTGTTGAGGATCTATGTTTATTTGGAGTACTGGGGCACCCAGCTTTCTAAATGCATAATTGATAAAATCCTGTCGATTGGTTATAGCCATACAAATATTTATGTATTCTCTATTATTTTATTTACTTGATCTATAATTCTTTCTTTTTCTTCACTTGCTCCCAATGTAACTTGAATATATTGTAAGTTTTCAGGATCTATTTGTTCTATTTGTTCTTTTCTATCTCTTATTTCGGCTGGCTTATGATTTGGATCATAATTACTAAATCCTGGCATTTTAAGTGGACAATTTAATATAGGATAATCTAATTTTGAATATTCTTCATTATTTTGCATCAACCAAGTATGTTTTTTGTCACCACACCCACATTTATTACAAAAATATTTTTGTGGTTCAACTGAACTTTCTTTTAAATAAGGACAAGGTGTATTGACTTCCAAACCACCAAAACAAGACAAAACTCTGAGTTGTTTTGTTTGTAAGTCAGTTTTTTTGTTTCCCAATCCTCTGGATGCCAACGATGCCGCAAACATTATCATCTTATTAAACATAAATTATATCACCTTATAATCTATTACAATTCCTGCTGGTATTACGTGTTGTTCTAAGAATGTTTTATAGTTTTGTAAAGTATTATATTTGGAACTTGTTACAGATATTTGTATATTTGAATATGTTGTTGTTGTAACATATACTTCTGTAATTCCAAAACCAAGTAAAGCACAGATCAAATATTTTATAGCTGGGGTAGTTCCCTTGATATTAAAATAATTTTCATCTGCTTTTACAGAAAATGTTCTTAAATTTGGTAAAATAGAACTTAATTGAGATGAAGATAAATTAGCATTTGGAAAGTAAAAATCAAATAAAGCTTCTAAAAATATAGAGTGCATATACAAAGGAACTCGTATATTTTCCCAGTTAAGCTGTGCGCCGTAACCATAATCTTGGCTAAAAAGCCATCTTAAATAATTTTTAATAATTGGTATTACAGTTACAGAATTTGTTGTGTCATTTTCATATGAATTTAAAATCCATTCTGGAAATAAAGACTGTACTGTAAGTAAATCTCCAAACCATGGTTTTAGTATCGTATCACGAAAATCACTACCTAATACTGTAAAACAACTTTCAGCAGCCAATTGTGCTTTTGTTTGCAATTCAATTTTTTGATTACTGTATAAAACAATCATTGTTCGTATACCAAATTTATTCCTGCAACTGATCTTGCTCCCAAATAAGTCATCAGTATTGTTTGATTAGTTGTTGATAATCCAGTAACATAAACTTTTACTCTTCCCGGAATACAACAATCATTTTGGACTGTTACCAAAGATGAATC